CCGCCGGCGGGGGTGCCGGCGGCGGACCTGCCGCGACGCCTTTCAGCGCGCCCGGCGGCGTGAAGCAGCCGTCGATGGGGAAAAACTCCACGCAACAGAACCTGCACTCGCCGCATGCCGGGATCAAATCCACCATCACGCAGGGCGATCCGTTCTCGCGGACCATGGGTCACTATGGGAAGAATTACGGCTCCGGTATCTCGGGCGCCAGCCCGCTCAAGATGATCCGGGGCGGCACCGGCCAGATGCGGCGGATACGCGGCGGCCTGGGCCCGGGCAAGATGGGCACGCCGGGGCCGGCGGGCGACTACTCGATGAAGAACCCTGATACGGAGTGACCTGGTGTCGATCAACATGGGAACCGCAGCGGTGAACGCGACGCAGGAGCTGCGCAATAACGCGGAGTTCGAGAAGTTGCTGACGGCGCTCGGCCTGCTCGCGCAGGCACGCATGATCGGTGCGGTGGGATCGCCGGTTGAGATGCGCATGGACGCCACGGCTTACGCCAGGGGCATGTATGATCTCTGGGAGGCGCTGCAGTCGGCCTACACCGGCGTGCCCATCTCGCAGGTGAAGCCGCCGGCGCCGAGGAATTCAAAGGCAGCCGCCTATGCCGAGTGATGTCGTAGCCAACAACGACCAGTATGCACCGCACATACCCGATGCGGTGCGTCGCGCATCGCAGCGCGCCGATGAGCTCGCGCGTGAGGCGGGCGTGGCCAACGTGCCGCCCGCCAACGGCGAGGACGTTACTCCCGACGTAAACGAGCCGCGTCAGGACGAACCTCAGTTCGAGCTGACGCCGCCGGAGCAGGACAGGCAGCCTGCGCCGGCCGCTGCTCCCGGTCCGTCTCCAGCCGACTGGGAGCAGCGGTATAATACCCTGCAGGGCAAGTACAACACCGAGCTGCCCGAACTGCGCGGCCAGATAAGATCCCTGCAGGAGATCCTGGCGAACATCCAGGCGCCGCGTACCCGCGAACAGACGTTCGAAACACCCGCGCCGCAACCGCGCCCGCAAGTTCCCGCCGTGCGCGAGATACCTTCCGAGGACGTGGAGGCGTACGGCCAGGACCTGATCACCGCATCGCAACGCTGGTCGACGGCTGCCGTGGCGCCGATCATTCAGGAATTCGAGCGCCGGCTGCTCAGCGTCGAGGGCGGTAACCAGCAGCTCCAGAATTATACCGCGCAGAACAGCGTGAACAATGCGTTGTCGCGCGCGGTGCCGGATTGGGAGACGGTCAACGTCGATCCCAACTTTATCCTCTGGCTCGACCAGATGGATATGTTCAGCGGTCGGAAGCGCAAGCAGATGATCGATGAAGCCTACAACGCGGGGGATGCCTCGCGTACTATCGCCTTTTTCCAAGCGTACAAGAACGAGCAGACCATGGTGAGCCCGACGCCGGGGACACAGCCGAACCAGACAGGTGAAAACCCTGCGGACCGGCTGCCCCTCGCGGATCTGGCAGTGCCTGGGCGAGGCCGCAGTGTCTCGTCACCGGCGCCTGGCGCTCCTGAGCGACGCATCTGGACGGCGGCCGATGTATCGGCGTTCTACCGGCAGAAGCAGCGTGGTCAATGGAACGGGCGTGAGGCAGAAGCCGCGCGCATCGAACAGGACATCATCAACGCTCCCGCCGAAGGACGCTTCCGTCAGTCATGATCAACATGCGTGAAAGGAGCGGCCTCAGATGGCCATTACCATTGCTGCGACCCCATGGGTCGGCACTAATCAAACACCTGCTTACCACGGCACGTTCATCCCGGAGATCTGGTCAGGCAAGCTGATCGAGAAGTTCTATTCCGCCACGGTGCTCGCGGCCATCGCCAACACCGACTACGAGGGCGAGATCAAGAACCAGGGCGACGTGGTGCACATCCGCACCAAGCCGACCATCACGATCCGGGATTACCAGGTCAACCAGGATCTGCTGGTCGAGCGGCCCTCGTCTAACATCGTCGACTTCACCATCGACTACGCCAAGTACTTCAACGAGGCGTTGGACGACATCATGGAGATCCAGGCGGATATCAACCTGCTGTCCATGTGGTCGGATGATGCCAGCGAGCAGATGAAGATCGTCATCGACACCGCCGTGCTGGCGCTGATCGATGCCGGTATCGTGGCGGCCAACAAGGGTGCCACGGCGGGGCGCATCTCCACCAACATCAACCTGGGCGCCGCCGGCGCGCCGGTCGCGTTGACACCCTTGAATGCGCTGGACAGCATCGTCGACCTCGGCACGGTACTCGACGAGCAGAACATCCCCGAGACCGGGCGCTGGCTGGTGATCCCGCCATGGGTGGCGGCGCTGATCAAGAAGAGCGACCTGCGCAACGCGTCGATCTCCGGCGACGGGGTATCTCTCGTGCGCAACGGCCGCCTCGGCATGATCGACCGGTTCACGTTGTACAGCTCCAACCTGCTGCCGACGGCAACAGAGGGCGCGGCGAACGCGTTTCGCATATTCGCCGGCCACCCGCACGGGCTCACCTTCGCCAGCCAGATCACCAAGCTGGAGCAGATGCGCTCCGAGCGTTCGTTCAGCACCCTTTTGAGGGGCCTGCAAGTGTATGGCGCCAAGGTGCTCGACGGCATCGCCATCACGGAACTCTACGCGATACGTGGGTAACTTACTCCCGGCGTAACGGCTGGCCTTCGGGCCAGCCGCAGGAGGGTGCGATGGCGAAACGGGTGTTTGAGGGTTCCCCGAAAGACATCAGGCAGGATAAGGCCGGCGCCAAGAAGCTGGGCGTCGGCCTGCGCGCCTATGAGCGCACGGGGCGCGACAAGACCGAGGACAGGGCGGGCCAGAAGCAGCTGGCCGCGAGGAGCAAGCGGAAATGAGAAAACCAACACCGTCGTTCGGCAAGGGCAAGGGCCGTACCGGCATAATGACCCCGCGCCGCGCCGCCGGGGCGGGCGGTGGCGGCCTTGGGGTGGTCTCCGGGTCTCCTGGTGCCGCCAGCGCCTCCAGCCAACCCACGACGCCCCTGGCGCCGCCCGCGCCGGGTGCCGGCATGGGCAGTCCGATGCCGGGCGGTATGCCAGGCATGCCACCTGGTATGCGCAAGGGCGGCAAGGTGAAGAAGGTGGCCAAGGCGAAGTCGCGTGGCCGGTAGGCTCAAGCTCAAGTCCAAAGGTGCCGGCAGGCGCCGCGTGCGCGGCTTCGACCAGGGCGGCCTGTTCGATCCCGAGCCGATCGCCAGCGGGGAATACCGGGGCCAGGAACTGAGCAAGGACAGCCTCGGCAAGGGCATCATGGGTGGCGCCTCGCTGGTGGCGGGCGCGGCGGGCGGTGCCGGCGGCGCCGGTGGTATCGCTGCTGCGTTCGCCAAGGGCGGCAAGGTGAAGAAGGTGCTGAAAAAGGGGGTGCGACGTGGCCGGTAAACCCAAGCCCAAAGCACGCCGCATGCGCGGCTTCGACCAGGGCGGCCTGTACGCGCCGCCCATGATAGCCAGCGGCATGTACAGCGGCCCGACGCTGAGCACCAACAGCATCGGCCAGGGCATCCAGGGTGGCGCCAAGGCAGCGGCGGCAGGCTACGATGCGTATTCCAAGGCTAAAGCTGCTGCCGACAAGGATAAGAAAAACCAGCCGGACATACCCGATCCGTCGCCTGGGATCGGTGCGACGTCACCGATGGACAGCTACAAGGATTACGCACGCGGTGGCCGTATCAAGCGCACCTCGGGTCCGCGCATCGGCAAGGACGATGGGCTGATACCTGCTCAGCGCGGCGAATACGTAATTCGTAAGAGCGCGGTGAAGAAACTGGGCACGAAGGTTCTGGGCCAGGTGAACCGGGGCAAGCTGCCGCAGGGTAAGCGAGGCCGCTGATGCCACGCAAGTTCAGCGATCTGATCAACGAGGCCAGGACCCTGCTGCAGGATCACATACCCACGTCGGGTGGCGTGCAGCGATATTCCGACTTTGAGATGCTGGAAGCGATCAACACGTTCGTCACCGAGGTGCGCGCCAAGCGGCCCGATCTGTTCATTCCGATGGGGCTGCGCCAGCCGGTGCCCTATTATACCACCACGGACATGGACTTCCCGCTGGATCTCAGCGTGTGGTCGGCGTTCGTTTATTACCTGGTGGGCCGCGCGGAGCTTCGCGAGGATACCTGGTCCGATGACGGACGCGCCACCGCCATGATGAATAAGGCAGTGAGCCAGCTTCTGAGCGTCCAGTCATGAGCGCTACCACGACAGCACCCGATGTCGAGCGCCTGTATGATAATATCCAGACGCTGTTGCCGGCGATCACGTTGCCGGTCATCGAGATGCTGTTGTGGAGCGCGGTGCAGGAATTCTGCATCCGCAGCACTTACTTCCGGAGTAAAGTCTACTGGTCGATGGCGCCCGGCGTGTCCACGGTGGACTTCAATCCGTTCGACGTGAACACGGTGGTGGTGTGGGTGCTGCACGTCGAAGGTCTTACCGACTGGGAGATCAACCCGCCGGCGATGCTGGTGGACTTCGCCCCGCCCACCGCATCGCGCCAGGGGTTTGCGATCGTGGCGCTGCGCCCTCATACGTTTGACGAAGTTAAACTCAACGCGCTGCCTGAACTGTTCACCACCTGGTTCGAGACCATGCTGGACGGCACGCTGGCGCGGCTGTACGCGATGCCGGCGAAGCCCTGGTCCGCACCGTCGCTTGCCCAGTACCACGGTCAGCGGTTCCGTCAGGGCCTTAACCGGGCGCGCGACATAGCCGAGAGATTACACTCGCAACAACAATCGCGCAGGCGCAACTACCCGTACTTTGCAGCAGGAAGGCGTAAGCAATAATGCTGGTCGATCGCATTACCAAGGAGACCACCGACATCAGCCGGGACTTCCTGGATATGTCCTGGTGGCTGGATGAGGGCGAGACGATTACCCGCATCGTATCGCGGCAGGTCATCCTGGGAATGAGCGGCTGGTCGGAAGCACCCTACCCGCCGCCTGACAGTCCGATACCCTACGATCCGTTTCCGCTGACGATCCAGAGTGCCGTGGTAACGTCCGGTGGCACGCAGCTTGAGGTGTTCGTCGAGGAAGGCTCACCCGGTTTGGCCTACACCTGCCAGTTCGTACTGGATGGGTCGTCCACCAGGCGCGTGACCATCGAGATGGGGGTGCAGGTCACCGGCGTGCCGTTCGGCGGTCCATTCAGCGGGCCGATACCGTCGTATCTGGCGGTGACGATCTCGGATACGCCACCGTCGAACCCGCAGTGCGGCCAGCTGTGGTTCGACAGCAAAAGCCCACAGCTTTATGTGTATTACTGCGACCCGACATCTTCGGAATGGGTGATCGCCACCGCGAACAGCAGCGGCATACTGCAGGACGCACCGTCGGACAACATAGCTTACGGCCGCATGAACATTGGCTGGGCGCCGGTGCTGCCGCTGACCGGTGCCACGCCTATGACGGGGCCGCTGACACTGTTCGGCAACGCCACGCTGCCGTTGCACGCGGTGTCGTTGCAGCAACTCAACGCGGCTACGACTGACGCACCGAGTGATGGACAGCTCTACGGACGACGGAACGGAGCATGGTACGCTGGTTTTCCAACTGATCCATATCTGCCGCTGACTGGCGGCACGCTGAGCAGCAACCTGACGATCAATTATGCCGGTGTGTATGCAAACGAGAATGCGGCAAGAGGCAAGTCAGCACTCAACATCGTGCAAACGATGTCAGGCTCTGGATCAGGAACCGGTAACTGGCTTGGCTATAACAATATCAACATAGACGCTGATACGCTTGATGCTGATGGCCCTCAAGCTGTCCAGTCATCTTTCACCGGCTCGATCAACGGCACTATCCTGACGATCACCCCGCCTGTCACTGGCGTGTCGCAGGCTACGTTCAACGCCTCCATCGCTGGCACAGTGATGACAGTGAGTGGAACTGTTACCACCGGGCGCATCTCTGCCGGACTGACCATACAGTGGTCCGGTGGGAGTGATATCGTTGTTAGTGGTGGGCCTACCACCTACACGATGCAGCATAGCAATACCGTGTCGTTGCAGGCGATGACAGGTGTCGGCCCTGTCCCTGGGGCGACGATTACCTGGTACCCAGTAGGTCTGGACCCACAGACTGCGACTATTCAGCAGTTCTCCAGCGGCAACGATTGGATACTGACGACTGATCAGGGCATCGTTAATTCACAACCTATGGCGACGATCAAGGGTTTTGTTCCGATACAAGCCATTGGCTGGTATTACAATCACCTGTTCGGTGGCCCGGGAACGGGTGGGAGTCGTTCAGGTGCAAGGTTCCAGCTATCTATGTTCAATGGTCCAGCACCCAGGCACGCCAACTATCAATCCACGCTGTCCGCTCTGTCGCTTAATTTTCCAAGCGGTGGCACTGATCTGTGGTCGGGTGCTGCTGGCACTGGCTGGGGCACATCAGCATCAGCCAGCCTCGCCAAGCGGCCAAATGTGCCACCCGGCGTTGATAACACTTACGGTCCGATCAATTACCGTGGCATAGCCGGGATGGAGATTGACTACGGCGTTGCATCTGGATCGACAGATGATCCGCAGTATCCGAAAGCATCCGCTGCCAATGTGGGTGGGCTGGCGGTGATCCGTTATGGCAGCAACCAGATGGCACCCGCTATCTGGGAGTCGGATTATGGATATGCACTCGGACAGATACCATCAGGACTGAAGGATGTTGGCGGCAACATCGTCCCAGCGAAGGCAGCGAAGTTCGGGTTCAGGTTCGGCTCGCAGTCGCTTGACCAGTTGAACGGACGTGCGATCGGCGTGCAGATAGCCCGCAACGCATATCTCGCTGATGGCACAGCAGACCCGACCCTTACGCAAACGCGCCACGGTGTTGACTGGACCCCCTGGGATCTGACCGGTACGCAGTTCCGTGGCCGAGGCTACTCGGTGCTTGGCAGCAGTGGCCCATTCACGGCTGGTGCAGTGCAGGTAGGCGGCGGGTATCTGTCCGCGACCAACACTACTGTGTCGCTCGATACCGCTGGCAGCGTTTGCACGGGTGCGGCTATCGCACCGGGGCAGGGCGGTGCCGTGCTGTATCAAGGGCTGGTGTTGATCCACGATGATACCGGGACGATGGCAATCGTCACTGCTGTGGACAATGCGGTGCGGACTGGAATAGGCGGAGCAACCTCTGTCGTCCTCGTGCCGAACACCGGGCGAGCACATAGTTCTCGGATACCCGCCAACCCAGTGCAGTTTCGTGCCACAGGCAACCCTCTCACATTCCCCGCGCCGGGACCGACCGGGCCGAAGCTGAACCTGACATGGACAGCACCGACAACGCTCGCGTTGCAGCCATCTGCTGCTGGTCCTGTGATGATTGGGACTCCTGTGACGACAGGCACTGAGTTGCTGAATGTCAATGGTGGTTTCGTGATTGGTGGCACAGTTGGTGCAGGCGGTATTGTAAATACGAGATCAGCAACACCGATGGTGATCACTGATGGTGTGACAGCATCCATTGGTGGCTACAGTGGTCAAATGCTAGATCTATCTAGCACTGGCGTTGCGCGTATGCGGCTAGAGGGATTTGGTCCTCCATCAATAATCGCTTATCGTAATACTGGAGGTTCGCAAGGAGCGCCGGTAGCATTAGCGAATAATGTTCCGCTTGGTCAGATGGTCTGGGATGGATGGGATGGTACTGCTGTTGGAGCGCAGCAAGCGATCTTTCAGGTGAGTGCAAGCGGTGCGTGGACTCCTACCAACCATGCCACG